ATACCACGGTAAAACGTACCCGTACTAGGGTTGTTTGGTGCACTTGCATCTGGTTTTGTAGACCACGGTTTAACCCAAGGCGCAACCCCTTTCTCCAATTGAGAAATTATCGAATCAGTGATTGTCTTTGCAATATCGGATTGTTTCATAATGTGCCTTTCAGAGTTAGGATGAAAAGCCCCGTAGGGCTTGTGGTTAGAAGTATTGACGCTCTTTGTAAAAAACTTCGGTGAGTTTCATATACTTAGGATAAGTAGACCCTCCCGTCCCGTTAAGTACCAGTTCAACGTCACCGATAACGCTCTCATCCAAGTAGATAGATTCGATGCTGTCAATACACTCTTCAATTGCATAAGTAGCGCTATCGCCTTGACCGAAACCGATTTCCCATCCGTTGATAATTGCTGTGACTTTCATGATGTGCCTTTCGATTGAGTTAGGAATATGGAGACTTTTTTTGCTTCCATACACATGATTATCGGTTGACAAGATTAAATGTCAATAGCGACAATGGAAATATATTTCTATCGGATATGTATTTTCTATAGGTTTTACCTATAATATATATTCATATCATATAGAGACAATACAGTAAGTGGGTGTCTGTTATGTATACGGGTAGTTAGTAGACACGGGTAAGAATTCGGCAGGGTGACTACAACATTTCTCTCTTTTATATATCTACATTATGTATACCATGACCATGCCTATGCGTTTAGGTCATAATGGGCGTGAGTACTTACAAACATAAACGAAGTAAGCGCTCGCTGACCATCGAAGGGGACGGTGAGTCGATGTGTGCGTGCCCCCCACTTATCCCCCCCCATAAAAAATTTTGTATTTCCTGCTTGCGTGTGTTTTATTTGTTTATGCTATTATGTGTTTACAGGTAGAGGTGATTACATGGAGATATTGGAAATACAACGTGGTGGTGAGATGCCCAAGCCGAGGGTGGTGTACTCGTATCCCTATGAGGGGATGGAGGTGGGAGATAGTTTTGCTGTGCCCAAAGAGGCAAGGCAGAAGGTGGCAAATGCGAATTACAGGGCGAGTAAGCGTCTTGGTTACAAGTTTGTCAGCAAGACTGAGGGTGAGATGTTGCGGGTCTGGAGGGTTTCGTGATGGACTATCTGGCGGAGGCTAGGAAGGCTCTTGCAGAGGCTCGGGAGTATGAGGTAGAGAAGCGTATGCCTATCTTGCCTCCAAGGCTTGTAGGGGTCTTGGCAGAGGTCACAAGGAATCAACCAGAGATAGTTTTAACTTGGACTGCTTAACGAATGGCACAAGTAGATTGGTTATGGATGAATGAGGATGAGCTAAGGGGCATGTTGTGTCTCTTGGCTGACCTTTTGCGCCAGTCTGAGCTTCGTCGGGTGGTTTGTATGAATGAGGCTTTGCAGCATGGATACAGAGAAGGATTTGCAGACGGAGCTTTACAACTCTCGTCTAAAGTTGAAAAAGGAAATGCAGAGGGCGCTGTCTTGCATTAAACCGTCTAGCAAGAAGAAGTTGGCGGCTGAGTGGCGGCAAACGTATTCGGAGTTGTTTTACAAAGAGCTGATTAGCTGTGCGAAAAACAAAAAGGTGGCGGTAACAATTGCAGATTGGAATCTTGAGGAGATGAAATGAGGGTAGCAGTCATCACGCCGTATCACAATGAGACACCAGAGGTGTTGTCTCGCTGCTATCAGAGCGTCATCCACCAAACCTACAAGGACATTACCCACTTCATGGTGGCAGATGGCTCACCCAATGAGCTACCCTTGCAAATTCAGCAGATGAGTGTGCCCAAGTGTGCTGACTTTGGTGACACGCCCCGTGGGGTAGCCTCTGCGGTAGCCTGGGCACAGGGCTATGACGCTATTGCTTACTTGGATGCCGACTGCTGGTATGAGCCTAACCACATCGCCACGATGGTAGGGGTGTTGAAGGAAAGCGGCAGTGACATCGTGACTTGCCCACGAAACCTCTACAGGCTGGATGGGTCATTCATGGCTGTAGATTCTGAGTCTGACGGTAAGGCATTCAACGACACCAACTGCTTCTTGTTTAGCCGAAAGACGTTTCCTTTGCTGGCAAGCTGGATGTTCAAGCCCTTAGAGCTGTGCATCATTGATGACCGAGTTCTGTGGCAGGTTGTCCAGCAGTCTCAGGTCAAGGTGGCTAGGTCTCTCAAACCTACGGTGAACTACACCACCACACTGGCATTTCATTACCAACAAAACAATGAGCCTATCCCTGACCACGCCAGAGTGTTGATGGACAAAGGGGATGGCATGAAGGTTTACAACTACAAGGACGTATATGCGAGCTGAGATTCACTGCCTAGCCTGGACATCTGTTGACCCTAAGATTGTCAAAGGGCATACCGATGTGTGCAAACACTTGGGGCTGACAGTCAACTACACCATCCAAAACGTTCGTCACGGTCTGTGGATGGACAACATTATGGAAAACACTGATGCTGACGTTGTGTTGTTCTTGGACATCGACTGTGTGCCTACCAACAAAGACGTTGTGGACAAAGCGATTGCATGGGTGATGCAGCACGGCACATTCATCGGGATTGCCCAAGCCAGCAACCACATTCCTCCTTACTCTCACATCTTTGCTGCGCCAGCTTTCTATGCCATCTCCAAGGCTTGTTGGGTCAAGATGAATAAGCCCACCTTCATGGAGACTGAACAGTCTGACGTAGCCGAGAACGTTAGCTATGCGGCAGAGATGATGAGGATTAACTACAAGACTTTGTACCCCACGCATTACTTCAAAGCGCCAGCAGAAGGCATCTGGAAGCTGCACACCTATGGGGAATATGGAATTGGTACGCACTTTGAGGGCGGGATATTCCACTTGTATCAAGGTCGTATGCCACAAAATGCAGAGTTCTTTGCCCACACTTGTAAGTCAATACAAGAAGGCACATTCAATTTAGAACGCTTCAAGCCTTGTCGTCATGAATTTTGACCTGCAAAAATTTTATAAGTTCTGTTCAGAGCTAAAAATTGAGACCAAAGAAGAAGGTCTTAAGAAGATGGGTCGCCTACTGGGGACTCAAACCTATGTGATGGAAGAAATAGATAAAGGGTTGAAAGAAGATGTCCATTTCTTTGTTATTCTCAAAGGGAGGCAACTTGGAATTACGACTGTTTCACTTGCCCTCGATTTATATTGGCAATTTACTCATCCAGGATGGCAAGGGACTCTTGTTTCAGATACGGAAGAAAACAGAGATATGTTCCGAAGTACGTTGGGAATGTATATTGATGGTCTCCCAAAAGAATACAAGATTCCACTGGTTGCCCACAACAGAAACCAGATGGTCCTCAAGAACAGAAGTCGTATCTTTTACCAAATTGCGGGAAACAAGAGTCGTTTGGGGCAAGGTAAGGCTATTACTTACCTTCATGCAACAGAGACCGCTTCTTGGGGCAATGACGAAGGTCTAGCCTCCCTAATTGCATCTCTTGCAGAAAAGAATCCTCAGCGTCTGTACATCTTTGAATCCACCGCACAGGGATTTAATATGTTCCACGACATGTACAAGACTGCCAAACGAGCTAGAACACAACGTGCTATTTTTTGCGGATGGTGGCGTAACGAGTATTACTCTGTTCACCAAGACTCCAAAGAGTACAAAGTCTACTGGGATGGCAAGCTCAAGCCTGACGAGAAAGAATGGGTAAAAGAAATTAAGAAAATGTACGGGGTTGAGATAAACTCCCGTCAGATGGCGTGGTGGCGGTGGAAGATGGCTGAGGGTATTAAAGACGAGACTCTCATGTACCAGGAGTTCCCGCCCACAGAAGACTATGCCTTTGTGATGACAGGAACAAGTTTCTTTTCTAACAGTAGGTGTACAGATGCAGCCAAATACGCAAAATCCCTCGACTACGAATGTTACAGATACGCCTTTGGACAACTGTTCCAAGACACAGAGTGCCTACCGTCCTCAGACCGTCTGGCAACGCTTCGGATATGGCAACAACCCGTTGACACAGCCTACTACGTCATTGGAGCAGACCCCGCTTACGGCAGCTCAGATTGGGCTGATAGATTTTGTATCCAGGTCTTTAGAGTCTATGCAGATGGACTTGACCAAGTGGCAGAGTTTGCTACCTCAGAACTCAACACATATCAGTTTGCTTGGGTCATTGCCCACCTTGCTGGAGCGTACAAGAACTCAACTCTTAATCTGGAAGTCAACGGACCAGGGCAAGCAGTCATCAACGAACTGAGAAACTTAAAACGCCTGGCAGCA